TTTTCAGGTGATCCATATTGAAAACGTACATTATCTCCATCAATCCAACGTCCCTCTGCTTGAGATGCTGTATCGTTCTTATCAAAACCTGGAGGTAATGGTATCTTTTTTAATGGCATATTTATGCCTATTATAGCACTTATTTAAGTACATTTAAACTTTATCTAATTTTTTAACGTTTTATGTGTGGTTATTCAAATAAAGTTCCAGCAATTATTATTCTATCTTTTTTTACTAGTCCTGGTTCTGGAGTATGCAATAAATTTCCTTTCCAAACTAACCAGCAATTAATATTTAACTTAATATAAAAATTTTCAAATTTTGTTCCAAGATTACTTTCAGTTAAATACATTAAACAAGATATTTCATTATTATGAGTATGCCAAGTTTCTAAGGTTTTATTATTTTTTTTAACATAAAAACACCAAAGTTTATTTATTTTTAAATTTAATTCTTGGGTTATTGATTTTTGAAATATTTTAAAATATTCATGTAAAAAAGAATTGGACTGTAATTTTGGATGAATACAGTTTACATGGTTACAACATTTATTTTTTTTTGTATAGTTTATAATTTCTTTTTGAAAAATTTTATTATTAATATTATTTAATAATTCTGATTTTTTTACAAAAAACATTATTTTTTAAACCATGAAGGAAGTCCTAAATGAGGTCTACGATCATAAATATTTTCTTTAGATCCTTTAGTTTTAACATCATTATAATGTAAAAAAACTTGACCACAATCATCAAAGGTTAGTTTATCTCTCCAATGTTCTAATTCATTTCCACGATACACTAACATATCACCTGGCTCTAACATTACTTTAACACCTTTTGCTTTTGATGATTTATAATTACCAGTCTTTTCATCAACACCACCTTGTGAGGCATCTGGTTCTAAATATATTGGCCAACAACCACCACCTAAATGCATAGTTGTAGATATTTCACAACTAAATCTATCTTTATGACGATGTAGTATATCTCCTTTTTTATAAATTCTAGCATAAGAATAATTTGAATTTAATTTTAATCCTGTAGTTTTTTCCATAATTGGAAGAAGTTTAACAAGTAGTGTTTCCATTACTATGTCAGAATAATGTGAATATGTTTCTGGAACTTGTTTGTCATTCCACACGCCAAAATATTCCGTAAATTGACTTATATAACGTGTATCAAACATTGTTCTTGCAACTTGCCTTTTCATCATAAAATAATCATAACAAAACTTTGCAAGATCTTCTGATATTGCTGCCTTAATGACTGTGTATTTATTTTTATTAAAACTCATATTTATTATTCCTTCCTATATTATTTGTTTATAATTATCGTTTTTTCTATCATTGTTCAAGTATAAATCAAAAGCTATAGTTATTCTTTCTGTATTTGATTTATGTATATCTGTATAATGTGGTATACAATTTTGAAACAAAGATATTTTGCCTACTTCATTTTTACTTTTATATATTTCAGGATCATTTAATTGATTAACAGGATTTATATAATTAGTGGAAGTATTATTACATTTAACACATACATGACCTCCTAAATATGTATTAGGATCAATAAAATGAATATGAGGTTTAATTTGTTCTCCTTTTCTCATAACATTAGCCCAGCATTGTATATATAATTCATTAGGTATATTTAAATTTAAACTTTTAATAAATTTATTATGTTTTTCTATTATTTGTTTTTCTAATTTATTAACCTCTACATCATTCCATTTTAATACATTAAAATATTCATATCTTGAGGTTAAACTATTTTTACCTAAACCAGTATATCCATCTACTGAACCTTTTTTACTTGGTTTATATTTTTTTATAATTTCTTTTTCTTTTTTTAAAATTAAACTAGATATGTGATTAAAATTAACATTTTCTATTATATTTTCATAAATATAATAACACCATTCTGGTGCAAAAAAATTATTTTTAGGCTCACTTTTAATAAGAACCAATTGTTCCATTAACTATTATTTTTTTTGATTGCTTTTTTTCTTATGTTGTCCGTAATCGTTTTTCTAATGGCTTGTAAATTAAAGTGTATAAATCTAAAAGATTCTATACCATTATCTATTACATATTGATGTTCTAGATAAGCAGGGAAAAATAAAAATGTTCCTGGTTTTGGCTTGTAATGAATTTGATGTGATCCTAAGGTAAGATCTGTTTCATTTTTTAATGGTAATTGTGCCATAAGTTTAGCAGGTCTTGGATCATGGAAAACAGGCATTGAAGTTTTTTCACTACATTTTAAAAAATAAAAACCAGATATATGGTTATCATAGTGTATATGACCTTCGTGATGCCCTCCTCCTTTTTTACTAAATTCCTGTACCCAGAATTCAGTCCAAAATAATTCATAGTTAGTTAAATCATATCCCATATGATCTAGGCAATTCCAACTTGTTGCTCCTATATATTCTTGTAATTCTTTTAAAGCAGGATCTCCAATTAATGATGTAGAATGATGACTCATTCCATGATCTCCTATTTTTTTACCTAATTTTTTTTCTCTTTCTTTAATAATTTTTACATTGTTTTTTTTAACTTTTTTTAAATATTTATCACAAATTTTATTTGTATAATTTACCCATTCTGGAACTTCAATGGAATAAATTGGTGAACTAAAATAAATTGAAGAAGTTAATTGATCTGTTTTTGTCATTATTTAAATGGAAATCCAAGATTCCATATAACCAATGAATATCTCGTTCCTTTCGTTACTGGTTTAACTCTATGCCATACATGAGATGGAAAAACTACAATAGATCCACGTTGTGCAATTTCTATACATTTTTTTACCGTTGGTTTATCAGGATCCATATTTCTAAAATCAAATTCTAATTCTCCACCTTTATAATCTTTAGGATCGGATAAAGAACAAGTTACAGATAATTTTCTAATTTTTCCATACGTATCTTTATTATCTAAGTTTGCGTACGGAGCATCCCAAGAATCACAATGCCAATCATAAAATTGATTTAATTTGTATTTTGTAAATTGACAAGATTCAGAAAAATCCCAATCAAAGTTCCAACCTGCCAGTTTATTAGCTTGATGTATATATGGTTGTATTTCTTTATAAATCCAACGATCATTAAGCCATACAATATTAGAATCTCTTTTCTTTTTTAAATCTTTTATATCGTCATCATTTAATTTTTCATTTTTATCTAATTTTTGAGTTTGACCACCAGTTAATGCAAGTTGTTCTTGCTGTAATGTCCCATATTTAACTAATTCATCACAAAATCTAGGTGTAAGGGCATTTTGAAAAAAATAATAGTAATTCTGTAATTGCATTTTACAAATTTTATACTTAATTTTTGACTTAAAGTAAAGATTAATTTCCTGTAGCAATCCATGAAGAAGAAGATGGAATCCATGCAAATATGTTATTTTGATCATCTTTACCAATCCACCTTATATTAATTTCATCCCAAGAAATTAAATATCTTGTATTATCTCCGTAAGTTGTAATTGTTGGATATGCGACTGGAGCTTGCCAGTCATCATTAGCATTGAGAGACCACGATGCGAATGGTTGTGGTCTAATAAATTTATTTTTTATTGAATCAAACGTATCTCCTATTCCAGCGTATTGTTTTCTAAAATTATTATTATAAGAGGTTTGAACCCATTTTACACCAGTTTCACTAAATTTGTTTAACGATTGAAAATGTAAAGCAGCTTGTTCAGATTGTTCACCACCATTATTTGCAATGTCTTGATTACAAGCTGTTAATACTCTTAACACTTTATTATTTATATCTAATTCTGCAAAATGAGCCATATTAAGTTGCCTTGTAAGTTCCAGGCACAGTAAAACTAGCTACTTTACACCCTCCAGCTGGCGCTGGTAATGTTGTAACTGTATTTGTTCCTGGGGTTACTGAAACATTACTTGCTGAAGGTGATCTTATAATAACAATACCTGATCCTCCTGCTCCTCCTGGAAAAACGTTTGGAGATCCTCCGCACTGATATCTACCACCTCCTCCACCTCCTCCAGTATTAATAGTTCCTGCAGTTCCTGGAGCGGTTGTACTAGATCCAGCGCCTCCTCCACCTGGTCCTCCTGATCCACCACTTCCACCTGAGGCTGTTCCTCCACCTCCTCCACCAGCTCTTGTTTCTGGTGATCCTGTAATACTATTTGCTGTTCCTGCTCCTCCTGGTCCTCCTGGAGCTCCAAATCCTGGACTTCCAGCATTTCCTGTTCCAGTAGCTCCTCCGCCTCCTCCGCCGCCTCCAAAATTTGATCCACCCGCACCATTATTACCTTGCGGTGGTGATACTGGAGGTGTGTTACCTAATCCAAATACACCAGGAAAATCTCTTCCACCTCCACCTCCTGATCCTCCATTAATTGAACCTGAAGAAGCTGGATTTGCTGCTCCTCCTCCTGTTGAGGTAATTGTACTAAATATTGATGGTGTTCCTTGAGCTGCACTACATGTTCCTGAAGCACCACCACCACCAATTGTTACTGGAACAACTCCTTTTACTGTTACTTTAGTTCCCCCTGGAAATGATGTTCTAAATCCACCGGCACCGCCTCCACCAAATCCGGCACCTGCACCACCTCCTCCACCCGCTACTACTAAAAAATCAACATCATATGCTTTTTCTCCCGCACCAAATCCAAATCCTTTTGCTGATCCAGCTCCGCGTGTCGAGTTTAAAGGCATTACAAAATCTCCTAATTAAATTGAGTTTGTGCTGCTAAAATTGTATATGCTGGTGTTGTTGCTGTTTTAATTGCAGTGAATGTGTAAGCATCAATACCTGCATTACCTGCTGTTGGTGCAGTACCACCTTGAAATTCAAGTGTAACGTTTGTTGATGAACCATCAATCGTTATTGTTGAAACATAAAAAGTAGTATTAGTATTTAAAAAAGCACCTGTTACAGATTCGCCAACAGATAACATATTGTTAAGAGTTGTAGATGAACTACCTCTTAAATTTATTGTAAATTGACCTGTTGCCGTTGTTGTATGATAAAGAACAGCTTGATCTAAAAAATCAAAGTTTGTAGCACCAGTTGTTGCAACCGCAGTTACAGTTACTTTTTCTTTAACTGCTTGAATTTTTCCAGTACCATTAAATGTTACTGCACCTGTTCCTTTTGGTGTTAAATTAATACCAACATTAGCATCACTACCAGACGCTGTAACGTTTGGATTGTTTCCTGTTGCAGCATTAGCTACAGTTAATTCATTAACTGCTGATCCAGTTGCTGTAAATATAATTTCTTCATTACCATTAGTGTCATCAATAATATTAATAATAGGGTCATTAATAGTTGGTGACGTTAAAGTTTTATTAGTTAATGTTACAGGATTAGTTAAATTTACTATTCCTAAATCATTTGCATTTGTACCATCTAAATAAACTATTTTCGTTGTTTTATCAGCTGCTCCAAATATTGCTGAAGCACCACCTACTTGATTTAAAGCAAGGGTAAATGCACCTGATGTGCCATTTTCTAAAATGTATGTTTTTTCAATACCGCTTGCAACGAACACTGTGCAGTTTGCAGTAATTGTACCTGTAAATTTTAAAACAGCATTTCTTGCTGTTGATATCGTAGCATTCGTCATTAATAAAGTTGTATTAGTTGACGTGATTGCTATGTTTTCAAAACCAACAATTGCTTGTTGTACTAAGTCTAAATTTGTATTAGTTTTTGTTCCCCATGTACCCGAGTTTTCACCCGTAGCCATAAGTTCAAGTTTTAAATCCGTTGAAAATGATGATGCCATAAGAATTCCTCTTAAATTTTAAATATATCTAATTTTAGTTTCATTAGGCTGCTATGTCAACCACACTCCAAGTATTAGTTACCCCTATATCTACTACTGCCCAAGCCGCTATAAACACACGTCCTGTAGAAGCTGTAGCACTTACTCCAATTGGACTTACTGTAGATAAAACCTCACCTGAAGCAGCTCCAACACTTACATTTAATAAATTTGTAGATATTGAAACAATAGTGTTTGGTATGGCATCTTCATTACCTAAACTTGTTGTTAATAGATTAGTATTAGCTGTAATATTAGCATCACCAGTAACTTGAGCAATTGATGTTAAAGTTAATGTTAATAAATTAGTTGATACAAATACTTCTACAGAAGGTACAGCCTCTTCTTCAGCACCTTGAGATATAAACATACCTCCAATATTGCCCCACGAACCATATCCCCAACTAGCTGAACCCCAAGGTAAATTACCAGGTGCAGTTACAAAAACATCAATACTACTCTGTTGAAGAATACTACCAGTAGTAGTATTTAAAATATTAGTATTTACATTTACATTTGCATCTGCTGTCAATGTAATATTAGCTACTGTTGTATTTAATAAATTTGTGCTTAAAGTTAAAGAGCCTGTGCCTTCAATTGTTTCTTCACCTAAATCAGCGGAAGAACCAGTGATCTGGTTCCAAGCATATTGTCCGAAAGCTCCTTGTCCCCATGTTGTTGGAGCACCAGGAGTAGTAACTTCTACAATTACATTTTCTCCCGCAAAAACAGAATTAACAGTTGAGTTAATTACATTTCCAGTTACTATAATTTCAAAATTTGCTTCACCAGAAACTGAGTTAACAGAAGAGGTTAGTAAATTTGTAGATAATGTAAATTCTAAACCAATACCTACCGTTTCATCACCCGTTTGAGATTCACTACCAGTAACTTGATTCCAAGCATAATTTCCATAAGTAGAT